AAACTATCGCACAACAAAAAGTCGCACTGGCAGATTTGTTTGAAACGGATACCCGTTATATGCAATCTGCCGAGTATGGTTGGAATCAGTTCTGGACGAAATACAAGGAGAACGCGACGACTGCTGCCAAAGTGGTTGAGCAATCTCTGGAAAGTGTCACCAAGCATATCGAGAACGCTATCTCTGAAGTAATTGAGACTGGCAGATTGGACTGGAAGAAACTGGTTTCTGCAATCGCTGCTGACCTTGGTAAAATAGCAGCCAAAGGTTTGATTAGTGACATCGCTGGGCTCCTCCCCACCTCCAAAAAAGGGGCAGGGGGTTCTGCTGTTGGTGCGCTTACTTCCATCGCTTCCGCTTATGGCACGACTGTCGGCAGCCAACAAACGAGTATGCTGGCCGCTCAAGAGGCTGGGATGGGTGGAGGGGAAGGTGGCATAATTTCGGGAGTGGTGGGCGCTCTCAAAAGCTTCTGGGACTCCTTGACAGGGGCGACAAAGGCTACTGCGGAATCTACCGCATCTACGCTAAAGGATATAGTTCAACTCGGCGTAAAGACTACGACCGAGACGTCGGCGACGGCTGCGGTTGGAACCCTTGCAACATCGGCGGCGGCTGCCTCTGCCGCCCTTCAGGCTTTGGCAGCAAGTTCTGCCGCCACATCTGGTGCAAGCACTGCGACTTCGGTGGCTAGCGTTGTCGCTGCGGCGGCTGCCAATGGTGCCGTTTTTGACAGGAACTTGTCTTACTTCGCTACCGGGGGTGTCGTTAATAGTCCCACTCTTTTCCGGTTTGCTGATGGCACCGGAATGATGGGCGAAGCAGGCCCCGAAGCCATCATGCCTCTAGCGCGTGACAGCCAAGGAAGGCTTGGTGTAAGATACGAAGGGAGAGAAGCCCCGCAGCAATCTGGCCGTGCTGTTTCTGTACAACCTACTCAAAATAACCTGCGTATCGTCAATGCGTTTGATACCAGCGTCGTGGGTGACTACATGGGTAGCAGCGACGGCGAGAAGGTGATCTTGAATGTCATCAGAAGAAACCAGGGAGCGGTATCTCGTATGGTGTCTTCCTGACATGACAGATATGTAGTTTAAGAAGTATTTGGAGGATGTGAGTGGCTTATAAAGTGTGGCCCTTCATGCCCCAGCACGGAGTCGATGAAGTGCTGGAGTGGAAGACTGATGTTTTGCGAGCCAGGGACGGCGAGCAAAGGATCAGTCTTAGGGCTGCTCCGCGCCAACACCTCTCCTACACATACAGCATGAATGAGGCCACGTCCTCCAAAGCCCGCGCTCTGGCTTATGGTTGGGGCGGCGGGCAGTTTGGCATACCTGTTTGGACGGAGTCCGAGTACGTTGGGTATGTAGGGTCTTCAGCAATCACTCTGACTGTAGACACGACTCTCGCAGATTACGCCGCAGGCGACAGGGTTCTGGTCTGGCAGACCGAAGACTATTATGCAGACGGGGTTATTGACTCCCTGACGTCAAGTCAGATTACGTTCACAACCTCCATCGGCACGACGTTCAATAACGCTTGGGTCTGTCCGCTGCGCCTTGGAAAGATGGCCGACGGGTTTGTCGTTGAAAGAGGAGCAAACTCGTATTCCGCAGGTTCTGTTGAATTCCGGGTAGACGATAACTTGCCATACGCTGCCAGCCCGTCGTTCCCTGTCTTTCAAGGGCTGGAAGTGTTGACGGACGTCATGTACTACCTTGGCGGCGCCGATGAAAGAGTAATTCGTGAAGTAGAGGTGATGGATAACTTGACTGGCAAAGTTTCCACCCCTGTGAGATACTCCAAGACAGACCAAACCTTTTACGTAGGGTTCAGCCTTCAAACGCGAGCAGAGAAAAAGCGCATCCGTGCGTGGCTCCACTCTGTAAAAGGAAGACTTACACCCTTCTGGCTTGCCAGCCAAGCAAAAGACTTGACCCTTACTGCTGATGCCGGCGCCGCCGCGACTAGCATTCAGGTGAGCACTATTGGCTATGCAGCGAACTACGGGGTTACTGCAATTAGAATTCGCAGAACGAGTGGAGTAGTGACTTACCATCGTGTGAATTCCGGTACTACAGCAGGGAGCACGGACACCCTCACCTTGTCTGCGTCAATAGGTGTTGCTGCTTCTGTGGCCGATACGGAAAGTATAAGTTTCATGCGCTGTGTGCGCCTCGACTCTGACCGAGTCGAGATAAGCCACCAAGAAAATCACTATGCCTCGATCAAGGTGCCCTGTATCGAGGTCCCTGTGCCATGACATACGCCGCCGTCGAGACCTCCATTCAATCCGGCCGCCCGGTCGAGCTTTACGAATTTCTCTATGGCGCCACCGCCTACCGCTACACCAGCGCTGACGGCGATGTCGTCTATGGCGGAAATACCTATAGTGCCGTGCCCATCGCCCGCGGCGCCGTCGAGGCGACCAACGAAGTCGCTAGGCTGGCGCTGGAAATAACCTGCACCCGCGAACTACCAGTGCTTGAGCCGTTCGCCGTTTGCCCGCCCGAGGAAGTCGTCCTGATCACCTTGCGCCGCCTGCACAGCGGCGACGGCGAAGCCATCATCATGTGGATGGGGCGCGTGCTCAACGTGACCTTAAACAACGCCGCCGCTGAAATCCACTGCGAGAGCGTCTTCACCTCGCTGAAGCGCGTCGGCCTGCGCCGCCTCTACCAGAAGTCCTGCCCTCATGTGGTCTATGGCACCGGCTGCGGGCTGGCGCGGGCAACCTACAAGGCGACGAAAACGGTTTCAACGGTGGTCGGAACGACGATCACGGTCGGCAGCATCGGCGCGGTGGACGGTTATTACGCGGGCGGCTACCTCGAATGGAGTTCGGGCGGCGTCTCGCATCGCCGATCCATCCATTCGCAGACGGGCGGCGCCGTCGTCATCGGCTTTCCGATACCCGGCATTGCCGCCAGCGACTCGGTCGACCTCTACCCCGGATGCGACCACACCCTGGCCACCTGTGCGAGCAAATTCAGTAACTCGGCCAATTACGGGGGGATGCCGTTCTTCCCGCCGAAAAACCCGTTTGCCGGCGTGGCGATCTACTGAGGCTGTGCCATGAATTTCGTCTACTACCTCATCGTCCTGATCGTCTCATCGCTGATCAGTTACGCGCTGGCGCCGAAGCCGCCGAAGCCGAAGCCGGCGGCGCTCGAGGATTTCGACATTCCGGTCGCCGAGCAGGGGCGTCCGGTCCCGGTCGTCTTCGGCACCGTGCTGCTGACCGGGCCGAATGTGCTCTGGTATGGCGACCTGCGCACCACCGCGATCAAGGAAAAGGGCGGCAAGAAATGACCATTGTCACCCATCGTCACGCCCGCGAACTCGGCTACTGCAACCGCGGCCTGCGCGCCTGGTTCGCCCGCGAGGGGATGGACTGGGCGGATTTTTTGAAGAACGGCATCGCTGCCGATGTCCTGCGCCAGCACGACAACGCCATGGCCGAGCGTGTCATCGCCCGCGCCGAAGGAGAGAATCATGGGTAGCGGCAAAAAAGTCACGGTTGGCTACCACTATTACCTGGGTCTGCACTTTGGGCTGTGTCACGGCCCGGTGGATGCGTTGCGGAGTGTCGTGATCGGCGATCGCGAGGCGTGGTCAGGTCAGCAGGCTGAGACGGGGACGATCTCGATCAATAAACCGGACTTGTTCGGCGGCAAGAAGCGCGAGGGCGGTGTCGTCGGCGATCTCAGTATTCTCATGGGAACCTCGGGCCAGAGCGTGAACAGCTACCTGCAGGCGAAGATCGGCGGCACGCTCCCCGCCTTCCGCGGCATCCTGTCGGCGGTGTGGAACGGTGGCAAGGTGACGGCGAACAATCCCTACCTTAAGCCGTGGGCGTTTCGCGTTAAGCGCATCCTGCAGGGGTGGGCCGGCGGCTCGGCCTGGTATCCGGAAAAGGCCGCGATCAACGCCAGTGAGATTGGCGGGGGGCTAGATTATGACGAGTATTCTTCAGCACAGTACGGGTTTGATCCGAACGAAGCCGCGACCACCCCGGAGGCCTCCGCGTCGACCGTGCTGATCAGCGGCATGAGCGTCACGGATGTTTTGCAGGTCACCCTGAATAACAGCGCCTGGTCGCGCTGGCTCGGCTACGGCGCCGGTGCGGGTTGGTACGCCGGGTCTCCCAGTGACCCGCTGTGGTGGTGTCGCATCAGCATCAAGGACGATGCCGGCAACATCACACGTTTGTTCGACACCTCCGCGATGGATTCCGGCGCCGCCTATGCCGCCAACGTGGCGGAGGTCGGAAACCTGACCGGCAGCACGTCCTACAAGCTGTGGATCGAAGACAATATGCTTTACAACCGGGGATCGCTGTCGCTGACGGTGAAACAGTTGGCAGTCAGCACCTGTCCACGTGGGGACATGAACCCGGCGCATATCGTTTATCAGTGCCTGACTGACACCGCGTGGGGCATGGGTTACCCGACGGCGGCAATCGACAACGCATCATTCACTGCTGCCGCTGATGTCTTGTATGGCGAGGGATTCGGCCTGTCGCTGCTATGGAACCAGCAGGAGACCATCGACAATTTCGTTGTCATGGTCCTCGACCACATCGGCGGCATGCTCTATGTGCGCCCGGATACCGGCGCCTTCGCGCTCAAACTGATTCGCGCCGACTACGATCGCGGCACCCTGCCGCAGTACGGTCCGACCAGCCTGATCAGCGCGGAAGACTACCAGCGCCAGGCATGGGGAGAGACGGTCAACGAAATCACCGTAGTCTATACCGATGCCTGCACCGAAAAAGAGGCATCGGTTACGGTGCAGGATATTGCCAATATCACCATTCAGGGCGGCGTCGTCGCCCAGACGCGCCACTACCCAGGCATCCGTAAAGCCAGTCTGGCGCAGCGCGTCGCCATGCGCGACCTGCAGGCAGGATCGACACCGCTCGCCAGCATCAAGCTGACGGCTACTCGCGCCGCCTGGCAGGTTTTTCCTGGCGATGTCTTCCGCCTGTCGTGGCCGGAATACGGCATCGACGATGTCGTATTCCGCGTGCTTACCGTCAATCGCGGCACGCTGACCGATGGTCAGATCATCATCGATGCCGTCGAGGATGTGTTCGGACTGCCTGACAACACCTACCTGGTCCAGCAGCCGGGCGGGTGGGTCGATCCCTCGCAGGCGCCTGCGGCGGCGCCGTACCGCAAGCTGCTTGAGGCGCCATACTGGGATCTGGCGCGCAACCTCTCCGCCGCTGATCTCGATTACGTGGATGCGCTGTCCGGCTACCTCGAAACGCTGGCCGTGCGCCCCAGCGGCGATGCCGTCAATTACGACATCCAGGCCAAGGTCGGCGCAGCGGCCTACGAATCAGCCGGCAGCGGCGATTTCTGCCCGTCGGCAACGGTGGTCGGTGCATTGACCAAGACCACGACGGCGATTGCGCTGGCCAATGGCATCGACATCGATCTGGTTGTTAGCGGTGGCTATGCGATCATCGATGACGAATACGTGCTCGTTTCGGCCATCGATGCCGTTACAGGCACAGCGACGATTTCGCGCGGACTGCTCGATACCGTCCCCGCCGAGCACAGCGCCAGTGCCCGTATCTGGTTCGCCGACGGCGACCTTGGTTTCAGCAGCACCGAATACGCCGACGGCGAGACGGTCGACGTCAAGCTGCTGCCGGCGACCGGGCAGGGCACGCTGGACGTGTCGCTGGCCCAGGTCGACAGCCTGACTTTCGATCAGCGCCAGTACCGGCCTTACGCGCCGGGCAAGGTGCTGGTCAACACGGCGTCCTGGCCGGAATGGATCGACGGCCTCGCCGAACTGACGGTGTCCTGGGCGCACCGCGACCGCCTGGCCCAGACGGCCTATCTGGTCGAGCAAAGCGAAGCCAGCATCGGCCCGGAGGCAGGCGTGACCTACGACTTGCGCATCTACGACGAGTCGGACGCCATGATTCACACCGAATCCCTGGCCGGCACGAGCTATACCTTCGACGACGGGCTGGAAGCCGGTGGCACGGAGGATCCGAACTGGTCCGGCGTGACCCTGTTGCTCAACATGACCGGGACGGACGGATCGACGACGTTTACCGACTCCTGCGGTACGCCGCAGACCTACACGGCCAGCGGCAACGCCCATATCGAGACCGATCAATACAAGTTCGGCGGGGCGTCCGGGGTCTTCGACGGCGCTTCCGACCTGGTGACCGGACCGACGGGATATTCCGGCCTGAACCTCGGCTCCGGGGATTTCAGCATTGACTGCTGGATCTATCGCCAGTCCGGCGGACTGAGTACGCAACATATTGCCGGGTTCTGGGATGTCTCCGGCTCCTCCCTAAGCTGGCATCTTGCAACTTCTTCGACCGGGCATCTGTATTTCGAGTATTCGCTGGCAGGTTCTTACGACGTCAGCCGTTCGAAATCGACTGCGGCCGGGGTGATCCCGGCCAATCAATGGGTTTACGTCGAGTGGAACCGAAGCGGGGCCACGATGAAACTGCGTGCCGCCGGCGCGGATGTTCTGACCCATACGTGCGGCACGGACACCGTTCACTTCCCGTCCGCGAGACCATTCAAGATCGGCAGCAACAGCAATAATCACCATCTGTACGCCTATCTGCAGGACCTGCGAATTACCAAAGGCGTCGCCCGGAACGCTGCCCCGCCAACTTATCCTGCAGGCCGTTACAGTGGTGGCACCCGCCTGAATGGCCGCCTGCGCTTCGAGCTCGAGGCCAAGCGTGCCGGACTGGCCAGCTACCAGAAGCACAACCACACCGTCCTCCGCGAGGGGTACGGCTTCAACTACGGCTATTACTACGGGGGCCAATAATGGCAGCGAGCACGGAACCGCGCAGCGGATTGAAATATGGCTGGTCGCTCGGCGAGAGCGGCTGGAATACCGACATGGATGCAAACCTAAAGGCCATCGGCCGCTTTGCCTACCACTTGAGCGTGAAAGACCGCGACCTGACGACGCCGCCCGGCTCGCCGGCTTCGGGCGATACCTACATCCCTGCGGCCACGGCAACCGGAGCCTGGGCCGGAAAGGAAGGCCAGATCGCCGTCTGGGATAGCGCGGCATGGGTGTTCGGCGTGCCGCGCGAGGGATGGGTGGCTAGCGTCGATGACGAAGACGTGATGATCCGCCACAACGGCACGAGTTGGTCGACGGGGATATCGTTTTCCGAGCAAGCGCACGCCGACCAGGCAGCGGTGACGCTCGGGAACGCCAACTCCGAGATCGGCGGGTTGACGATCAGCGCCGCTTACGATCAATCGGAAGTCCAGGCGCTGCGCGACAAATGCGAGGAACTGGCCGACGACGTGCGGGCGCTGTCCGTGCTGCTGCACCAGATTCGCACGGATTTAATCGCGTTCGGTGCGATCAAGGGAAGCGCGTGACCATGAACAGTACCCGCCGCGCCGCCCTCGTGCAACTCACCTCAATGCTACGGTCAGCACATGGTCAGCTTTCGCTAATCTATCGCGCAGAACAGGCAGAAGTTGAAGAACAAGCTGTCGCTGTTGAAGCCGGAGAATCTGGAGACATATTCATTCGCCTGCCAATCTACGAGTTGGCTGGGGCACTGCAACTACTGTACGGGTGTGTCGAAAATCTGGACTGCGCAGTTGAGTGCGGGGTGACACAGTGAGTTTTCTGGGCCCCCCCTAAAACACTCTAAGGACACTGCCACAGTTTGATCTTGTCTAGC